GGCGCATAACCCGCTCCACCAGTCGTCGTGCAGTCTTACGATCTTTGAGGGCTTCCATCATATCTTTCAGAGCCGCCTCTTCATCAGCAGGGGCATCAGCAGCAGGAGCCTCTTCGGCAGGAGCCGCGTCAGCAGCAGGTTCAGCCTCAACTTCCATCTCGGTGGTAGCTTCAATTGCATCAACAATTGCATCAACAACAGCCTCCACTTCGGGGGAATCAGCAGCAACCTCTGCACCCTCTTCATCTTGTTCCGCTAATTGATCGGACTTACCGGGACCAACAAGGGCACTCGGATCTTCAGAAACATTGCCTTCCATTTCTTCGCGCTGTAACATCGCCTCACGAATAGCCTTGCTAATCGTTTCGCGTAGTGCAGCTTCCTCATCACCGGGGACAGGTTCATCAGCAACGGGTGGTGCAGCGTCCATTGGCTCCTCAGCGGGAGCAGCGGCAGCGTCATCACCAGCGGCTACGTCAACCGATACTTCGGGTACGACCTCTTCGATTGCATCTGCGATAGCAGATACGATTTCTTCGACCTGCGCCTCGGCACCTCCCTCGGCAGGCATTTCTGCTTCGGGTGCTGCGGCGGCGTCTTCCTCTTCGGGGGGAAGTTCTGCGTCCATACCCATCTCTTCTTCCTGCTCTCGCAGCAAGGAAGAGCGGTACTTAGAAAGACCGGGTTGCTCCCAGTGTCGCTCAGGACCACCATTCTTGTAGCCCATCGTGCGCTTGAAGTCGCCCGAAAGATCTTCCAGATTCGCTAATTTCATAAACTTTGTAACAGTTGCTTCCGTCAAAAGGGTAGGCTTACCATTGTTCTTTCGTCTCGCCATTTTAAGTTCTCCTCATTCTTGTTTTGTGAAACTTGTTTTTGCCTCAAAAGAGACTTTCTCTGTCAATATAAATAGTCGCTATTGTCAGAAAAAGCAGTTTCTTGCCTCAGCTTTCAATCTTTATTAAAAAGCACATTGAAATCCTTTTTTAAAATCTTGGAAAGCTTCTTCATCGCAGTGTCTTGGTTTTGCTTTATCCGAACAAAACTCACCCCAAGACGATCCGATGTTTCGTGAAGGGTTAGGGGTCCGTTTCGATTAGCACAAATAATAGCACAATTTAAATCTCCCTCATAGTTCATCCACTGGCGACAATCTTTTAAATCACATGGTACGTCGTTCTCCTCGTGTACGTCGTAACAAGTTCTTTTTGTTTTTTTCATAATTCTGGATACTCCTTTTCTACTAAATCATAAATATTTTCAATCTCCTTAGACCCGAGCGCAAACTTTTCGGTCACTTTCTTGCGCTCACTGATGGCGTCCCCGATCTTTTTTCTCTTATGTTCGCTCTGAAGCCCTTTAGTTTGTTTATAGTTTTCAATAAACTCAACTATAAGCTCGTCTTGATTCACATAAGCCTCTGTGATCGCCCTGAAAAATGCGGTCTGAGTCAAGTCATCATAATGAAGCTGGACTTTCAACTCCGCATGTTTCTTTGCTGGGATCTTTATGATCACCCTTTTCTTATCTTCAGGTTGTGCCATCACTCTTTCACCAAGATGTGTGTATAGCTTTCTCGACTGCCTGCTGCCGTTTGTTCGACAAATCTAGATTTACCACGGAAGTCGCAAATCCGACGAGCCCCTGAATAAGATAAGCCGCTACAAATACCACCACGAATATCTTTAAGGGTGTCCACAATGGAACCCTTATATGGGATAGTGGTCGAGACACCTTCGGGTGTCGATGACTTGCCGCGCCAATCAGTCTGGGCGTCTCGTGACGCCATACCTCTGTATACTTTATATTTCTTCTTGTCTTTTCCAATGAATGTGTCCCCCGGCGAGGCATCTGTGCCTGCCAACATGGACCCAACCATTACAAAATCTGCTCCCGCTGCGAGTGCCTTGACCATATCGCCAGTGGTTCTAATGCCACCGTCCGCGATGATAGGTGCGTCAAGTTCGCTCTGAGCGCAGTCTAATACGCTTTGTAGTGTTGGAATTCCATGACCACTAACTAGTCTGGTGGAACAAATTGATCCCCCTCCAATTCCAACTCTTACAGAATCCGCTCCCCAGCGGACTAAATCCTCATACCCTTCACGGGTTGCAACATTTCCAGCCATCAGATGAATGCCGCTTCCAACCTTCTTTCGCAACTCTTCCAGTGCGTTCTTCATCAAAACATGATGACCGTGAGCCACATCAACACAAAGAATCTTTGCACCGGATGCCACCACAGCGTAAGCTCTCTCTAAATAATCGCCGGTTGCGCCGATGGCGCAAGCAATCGGTGGGTCTGGTTCGTCAACGTAGCCAACTGTTAGTCTACTATATAAATATTCAACAAGTCGTTGTTGTTGATCAATAGAATTATATCTATGGACGACACCAGCGCCCCCGGCTTCGTGCATGGCTTCTGCCATATCAACCTCAGTCACGGTATCCATTGGACTGGAGATGACTGGAAGATTAAACTCCCAGTCACCAAGCCAGCAGTTTAAGTCCACTTCACTCCTACTCTCAATATCACTATACTGTGGGACCAGCAACACATCATCAAACGAAACCGTGCGGCGAAACTTTCCCACTACTTCGCCTTCTGCATCAACAATCACTTAAGCCTCCATTGTCCTTAACTGCGGTAGTTTATCGCTCTTAAACACGACCACGGCAGAAGGAAATGGTGCAGAATTTTTTGAGTTGCCAAACTTTAGGCGACCTCGAACAAAAATAACTTCCGATGCCCTCATCACATAGTCGTGCCAATAAGAAGTGTCAGTTCTGGAGGGGATGAGCATCACCACCGTCGTGCCCGGTGCTAGGCTCTCCTCATATGCCTTCTTGATCCACTTCTTAATTTCTCGCCCGTAGGGGGGATTACAAAACACAACCTCCCCTGCCCAACTCTTGGAAAGACCATCGTCTTTCTCGGTATAATATTTATCACACTTATGATTCTGTTCGTCCGCGCATGGGTCGAGCGTAAAATTAAAACGCATGTCCAACTTTCGAAAGAAAGAATCAGGCGTTGACCACTCGTTTGTTGCTGAACTGAACATTACCTGCTGAACAGCAGAATTCATACGCCACCTCGCAACTTCAAGACCACCTGTTGAAGATGGTGCAAAGCCTTGTTAAGTTCATCAACCACGTCTGGCGTGACTGTAATCCCTCCGCTTTGTAGTTGCGATGGTGGCTGTTGCCGGTTAGGGTCTGTGTTCGTCTGCGCGTCTTGATAGACTTGAGACACCCTCCTAGCTCTAGCATCCTGAACCCTTTTTGTGGGTTGATTCTTTGTTATATCATCATAGTCGTATGACATTGTTTACTCCTTTGTAATTAAAATCCTGATGGCATTCCGTCAAGAGGGTGCGGGAGGGTAGGATCGTCTGTCGAACCTAATGCGCCGTCTCCACGGTCTGAAATTGTTATTGACTCCTCGTACAGTTCCTCCTCATCTGCCTCCATAGGTCGGAACGCGACGACGGGTACCATAACCAACTGAGCGATCTTATCACCGGGCTGGAGTTCTTGTGACTTGACGCCGATGTTGTGAAGGTCAATAAAAACCTCGCCATCGTATCCAGAATCAATACAGTGAGCGCCAACAACAAGACATCTCTTTGCTGCCACGCTTGAGCGATTCATCGCCTGCAACATATATCCGTGCGGAATACCAAACTTCAATCCAGTTCCTAGTACAGCATTTTCGCCGGGGTATAAAACGGCAGTCTCGCCATCTTCTGGGTTGAAAAAAACATCCAACCCTGCGTCGCTCGGGTTGGCTCTCTCGGGGTGAACTACATTTTCTCTAATCGCAGCATATTCAACAATCATTTAGTCCTCGCTTGTTAAAGGTTGTTAAGTTTATAATAACAGAACTCGCAGAGAATTTCAAGAAAAATCTCCAAAACTTTCATAAAAAGTTTGTCTTTTTAAATGCTCTTTTAGTCCCAACTCTGGCATACGCTTCGCTAGATCTTTTAAAACTTTTTCTGGTGCATACGTCTTAAGTTGTGGGATCAGTCCTTTAAGTTTTTCTTTGTCGCCTTTATCACGGGCAGCTTCGATTGCCGAAATAATATTGCCAGTCATCTCGATGCGATCTTGCTGTGACATAGAGGCTACGTCATCACGGGAGCGTGCGCCACGACGTTTGCCAGCAGCCTTCGCGATCTTTGCCACCTCGTTGGGAAACCTCTTTTTAAGACTAGTTGAAATATCCCCAAACACAGCCTCCATTTTGGACACCCAACCATCTGCTGTCTGAGTACCAATGCCGAAAATATTTTGTTCATCAGTAGCAAAGCCCTTCAATAGTTCAAGCTCTTCCTTAACTTTTACCAACATAGGTTCGATACCGCTTTGTTTAACAAACTCCAGTGCCCAATGTTCTGGTTCAGCAGCCTCTTCCTCTTCGGTGATTTTAAATCTTCTAGCCTCTGCTAGCAATTCACTAAACTGGCTTGTGTCAAAGTCAATTTCCATTGCCTTCAAAGTCTCTGGGTGGACCTTTGTCTTTCCCTTCGAATCCGCAGATTTTTGTACTGCTGTTGAAAACTTTTGCCATAAGCCGACAAGCTGCTTCATGCTCGCACCAGCGTACTTTGCATAAATCTTTTTTAAAGCCTCTGGATCAGCCTCAATCTTCTCCGCTATCTTGTCGAGTTTGCCAGCAGCCTCCTTGAACGCAACACCAAGAGCGCCAAGAGCTTGCTGAAAATCATTTACCTGCTCGCCTGCTTCGATGGCAAACTGTTTCGATGCAGCTTGCTGAACTTCGTCGGGCATCTCGCCCATTGCTTTGTTGAGCCACTGGCGCATCTCTGGATTCTGCATTTCTTCATCCTCCATGTCGCGAATCTTATCGATAATCGGCTCAAGCTCGTCTTGGTCTTTTAAGAACTGCTCAAACTCTGGATCGTAAGGCTCCCCGTCCGCGCCAAAGATGCTCTGCAAAAAGTGCAAGCCAAAGATACTTCCAAAGCCAAGGATCTCTTGTAGTAGTTCCGGCTCTTGTGTTTTTTGTTTTTTCATAAAGTGTTTCTCCCGTATATAAATAGTCCTTTTAGCCCAATAGACGCCAAGTATGAGAGATTGAGCGCGTAGAAAAACCCCATTGTGGATCATAATCAAGTTTCGCCATATACGGGTGATTCAAATGTACGATATCTTTACCTGCTCTAACTCCCCAACACTTAATATAAGTAATCTTATTGGTGTCATCCAGAACATGGACGATCCAATAATCCTTCCCGTTCTTGGTCTTGCGTGGGACAATCTGGCGGGGAATAAACCAAGCGACGCCCAAATCATTGTCCCAGTCGCCAACTGGTGGAACCTTGTGTTTTTCTAGCTGCTCTCTCACATCCTTGTCCAGTACAAGATGCATCGGAAATTCACCAGTCAAAGAAGTAACGTTGTCAATCGTTTCTTCTTTAGTAAACTCTCCCTCGGGAGCATAAAGCTCGATGTTCTCCTGAAATTTCTTTTTATTTTTTGGGCGGTCGCAAGCAACTGCTGACCAAAAATGTTTCAAGCCCGTAAATCGCTCATCCATCAGAGGACTCAGCGCACCGCTTCGACACAACACATCCAGCGCCTTCTTGTTCAACTTCGAATAAACGATCTCCTCGTTAAACAAGAAGTCTTCAATGGTTTCGAAGGGTCGATGAAGAATAATTTGTTCCATCGCCTTGTCGCCCAATCCCTTTACAGAACTGAATGGTTGAATCAAAGTCTTGCCGTCGTCTGAAATCTCCCAAACCGTGCCCGACCGATTAACATCCACTGGCTGAAGTTTGAAGCGAAACTTCTTTGCAATATTTACTGCTGCTTCTTTTCTTGATTCCGGCTCTTTGTCGAGAAAAGCCGCCATCCATTCAGCAGGATAAGAGTTAAACAACCAAGCACACTGAAAACTGAGAATAGAATAACTAACGGCATGGGACTTATTGAATCCGTATCCCGAAAAGTATTCAAACTTTTGCCAGAGTTCGTCGGCGGCACCACGAGATAGTCCTCTAGATGTACAACCTTTGATAAACTTGTTGTAGATTTTTTCTTTTTGCTCATTTCCTTTTCCTGTTCCTTTCTTAGTTAGGAGCTTGCGAAGCAAATTTCCCTCATCAAGCGATAAATTTTCTCCGAGCCTGTGCGCCAATAGGGCAATCTGCTCTTGGAAAATAAGAAATCCGTAAGTCTCCTCTGTTACCTCACGAACAACCTGATTAACATACTCAATATCTTCGGCGTTGTTTTTCGCCTCGACGTAAAACTTGTCAACCTTGGCACTGAGAGGACCGGGGCGAAAGATCGAGGTCACCGCTGCGATGTCAACGATGCTCGTAGGCTTCGCTCTCCTGCAAAAAGCCTGAGCGCCCTTCTCAGTAAACTGGAAAATCCCTGCCCAACGACCTTTGTGGAAAATGTTCTTATAAACTTCGGGATCGTTGATGTCAATTTTGTCTGGATGTAAGTGTGTATCATAAAAGTTTTTTACATCCTGATGAGTCGGTTCTTCGATACCGTGGTGTCTCTTGAGAATATGTTCCACCGCTGTCTCAATCATTCTTAATGTGCTGAGTCCCAAGATATCAAACTTAATAAACCCTAGAGGCTCCAAGTGCCTAACATTCTGACCTTCGGACCACGGAGTTTGTATAACGCCACCACTACTGATCAGTGGCATGTGTTCGTTCAGGTTCTCGCCGATCACAACACCCCCTGCGTGGCGACTAACCGAGCGCGGTGAACCATGAAGTGCGGTAACGTGTTCTTTAATCAGGGGATATTTCTCTAGGAAATCTCTCAAGCTGGTGGAGAACTCCATCACTTCCTCAAACGTTGGGGTGTAAACACCTGCCTTAATGCCATGCTTCTTTTTCGCAAGAGGGGTAGCCTCTTTCATCATCTTGGATGTAACCAAGTTCACCTCGGGAAATGGAACCCCATAAAATTTTGAAATGTCTTTGATTAGCGAGCGCAATTTCAGTGTGTTAAAATTAGAAATTGGCACAACATTGTTTTTACCCCACTTCTCGATGAGGATTTCCTTAATCTTCATCGGGTCTGCAACATCATAATCAATATCTGGATAATCCTTTGCATCGGATCGCAGGAACCTGCTGAAGAGAAGACCGTATTTCAGAGGGTCAATTTGTGTAATGCCGAGAGCATACGCAACGAGAGAGCCAGCCGCTGAACCTCGACCGGGACCAGTCAACATCGTCTCGTTGGCGCAATTAGAAATTGCTGCCATGGTTAGGAAGTATTTTGAAAAACCTCGGGAATCAATCACTTCAAGCTCGCTCTTGAGCCGGTCAATGTAATCTGTCGAAGTGAGCTTCCGAGCCTTTAGACCCTCAATGCATAGCTTGGTGAGCGCCCCTGTCGGCGTCTGTCCTGTCGGTACCACAAAATCAGGCAACCGCACAGTAGAGTCAGGCATGAACTTCTCGATGCGCTGGTGGGCGATCTCATGAGTATTGGTAATAGACTTCAGAATCAACTCATCATCATACTCAGCGCCAACCTCTTTAGAGTATTTCTTGTAAGCCTCCCACATTTGTTGACCGTTCTTGGGGTACAGTTCGTATCCAATCTCATCAACATCTACAGGCAACTCATCCGACAAATAATCAGGACGAGAAGTAGACTTGCCTAGCCAGCCAAGTCGCTTGTACAACTCCCTGTGTTGCCAAGCATCGGCGCTGGGGTAGTGACTGTCTGCTGTAGAGATCAGCCCTATTCCAAACTCATAATGCATCTGGATGATGAGCTTGTTGAGCTTGTGTTGTTCTGGCACGTTGTTCCATTGGAGTTCTCCATACCAACGGTCCCCAAAAATACTCATCATGTTTTGGGTTGTTTCGTGCATGGCGGCAACAATTGCATCCTCGCCGCTATCTCGATTCTCCCAATAGTCTCCAGCGTAGACTCCACCAAGACATGCGGACGCAGCAATCACACCCTCATTGTATTTCTCCAACAAACTATAATCAACGCGAGGATAGCGATAAAAATTCTCATCACGAAAGGATTCTGATATCATCGCAAAAATATTTTTAAGACCCGCTTCATTTTGAGCAAGCAAAATCAAGTGGCGACGGCGATTAAGGACGTTGTTAACTGTGCGCTTCGATGCGTTTTCATCCTCCATTGTCACGCCACTAGAATCTCGTGACAACTTCTTTGCCGCCTTCTTGTCCTCTTTCACTCTGTCGTATTCTTTCTTCCACTCTTTCACTGACGGAACAAAATAAGCTTCGACACCAAAGATCGGCTTAAAGTTCTTTCCCTCGGATGCCATCTTTTGGGCATGGAGAATCTGGTACGGCAAGCCATTCATGTTGCCGTGGTCTGTAAGAGCGAGAGCATCCATGCCGTTTTCAAATGCAAAGTCCATATGTTCTTGCGGATAGCCATAGCCGTCAAACATACTTCCAGCGACCGAGTGAGCGTGTAGCCCTACGAAGGGGATATTGTCTTTCATGTGTTTAGTCCTTTTTTTCTATACCAATGTATCACACTATGGGAGGTAATGCAAATGTTTTTTTACCATTTTTTAAAATTTTTATTTGTGGCATCTCGACATACGGGTGAGCCATATAATCAATGTACCCATTCCAAAAAGAAATATCAGAATACTTGGGTACCTCTGCCATTGTCGGAGATTCGACGTACTCAGGATCAATCACGTTAAATACCTCCTCCATCTGAAAAAACCTAGCAGGGCGAGGCGCATCTCTTTTCCGAGACTTTTCTAGATCCCTAAACTGTTTTCGCACTCGGACAAAACTGTCTGTATCGAAAGTGAATCCCAGACGCTTTCCTTTAGCCACCGACTTGCCTTCGTGTGTGAGATAGAACGCGCCGCCGTGACTAGAAATCAATTGCCTATGTTCTTGCAAAATGGAAGGCTCATAAACTCCATAGACTGGAGCCACATAATATTTGTTAGGTACGAGCCAATTACTAATCTTCTTTGCTGTGTAGTATGCTGCCATTGCTGAGTTTAAAATACCCCACGCCTGACAGTCGCGCCTGCCCATATCTTTGGGGTGGATCGGAACATAGAAAATCGGGATTTGTTTTTTATTTTCCTTTGGGAATCGACTTTTCTTTCGATAATACCAAACCGGGTCTTCAACATAGTCGCCCAAAATCTCTCGCAATAAAGGAACTTGTTCTGGACCAACCGTGATCCAGATCGTCTCGCACCCAGCGTAAGCACACTCAACCACCGCTCTTTGAATAGCAGTATAAGACTTGTTAATCGGCATTAAGCTGTCGTGCCACTGAAATCCGAAATCCAATTCCTGCCCAGCGAGGGAGATACATCCTGCGAGATGGAAAAGGTTGTTGGTTTCTCTGGTATCGATATCACTAATGGGTACACCTCTCGTTTCTTAGATTCTAGCTTAATGGAATAATACTTCTGCTTAGTCGGATCCCGTGGATCTTTTCCGTTTTTTGGTCCCCGAATCCCATGTTCCTCCATTAGATATTTTACCTTTTTTCTGACAATAAATTCAGAAAAATTATTATCTTGGAGTTCTTTTTGGGTAAGGTATGAAATAGCTACTGCATCCTTTAAGCCAGAGGTTTTGGAACCACAAATTCTCTCAGTAGGATAAAAACAAACTCGATTAATAAAATCTGCACCAGTCTCTATCTGTTTGGTGTCGTGTTTTTGTCCTCGACGAACGTCAATCCAGTCCAGTATTATTTTTTTACTCTCAGATATTTTAGGTTCGAAATAATATATTTCATCTGCGTAAACTTCCAAGCCTTGACCGCGTGTCGCTTCAACGTTGAGCTTGTTAGCGCCACCCTCTTTGATCGAAGCAATGCGACCCGCTAAAGGCGCACGCCCAGCCATTGACAGATCAAAAAGAAGATGATCGTATAGATCACAAACTCTATTACCCCCAAAACCGTATCGACTATAAGCTTCTTCATCACAAAATTCAAACGGATGGGGTCTTAACTCCTTGGTCAATATGATAGACGCCCCAACGTCATAAGCATATAACAGCGCATGAACACTGTATCCGACAACTATAATATCACGTTCATACAAAGTGGTCATCTAGCAATCGCAGCCCGAACTATAATTATTTTTCTTAATTGCGCGGTGCCATCGCTTGAGTGTTCTCAGGTGCTTCGGTTTCTGATTACATCGTCCATTCTTTGCTGGCGCACGGATGGCAGTAACCCAAGCAGCAACCCATCGGCGGTGTGGTGTGCGCCATTTACACTTGATTCTTTTAAGTTGGCGCTCAATATGTTTCATGTAGGCTTCAGTGGCTGGAGTGACACTTCTGCGGTCGATCTTATATGAACTCTCCCACCACTTCCACATCTGAAACAAGCCTACTGCTTTAGCAACACGAATTTTTTTGCCGCGACGAATCTTATCTCGCCAATCTCCGAGAGCTTCAGGGTTGTACCCGCTTTCTGAGCACGCTGCTGCAAGAAGCATTCCCCGCAGGCTTGGTGGAAGATTGTATCGCTTCTCAACAGATATAATCTTGCTAACAATCTCTCGATCCACCTTGTCTGGCTTCTTGTTGTGACAATTATATATTGCTTGGTGTTCAATCTCTTTGTAAGTTGGCGATACCTCATCATCTACAGCGTAGGCAGGGGTCGCCAACAACAGACACCCCGCTACAATTGCTACCATCTCTTTCATTTGTACTCCGTTCTTAAACTTTTAATTTTTTTATAGCGTCAGGTCCACCGGGCAACCAATTTCGATCACACTTTCGGATTCCTGTTCGACCAAGACCATCAACGTGACCGCTGCCAGTCCATTGCCATACAGCATATTCATCCCAGCCGCATAGGCTGTCAGGCTCATTGCGAGTGTCAGAATAGTCCGCAACCCAAAGCGGATAATTTTTTAAATCTCCAATCTTTTTCCTGAGATAACTATTGACATACCACTTGGCAGTATATACGAC